CTGCTCTGCTGGCTAACGGTATAGTTTTGGAGATAGAGGGTTGTAGTTTGGAGATAGAGGGTTGTAGGGAGAAAGAACCAGCTTGCAATTTCGTATAACTGTTATTTATTCACTTTTGAACTATTGTGGCACACCCGGCTCCGTCAACGCGCGCTCGCGCATATAACGCCCGCGGACGCGCTAGACACACGGGGAGGGAAAGGGGGAGCACGGAAGATATTAGGGGGATTATAGGGGGTAATAGGGGTTATAGGGGAAAGAGGGGGAAGAAAGGGGGGAAGATTGGTATACCATGATACCAACTCATACCATTCGTATCAATTGGTACGATTCGTATCGCTTGGTATGCAATAATCGCATACATTTCGTCTTACACATCCCGATTTCGTTTCAATCAGCCCTGCGATTGGCCAAATAGTCGTTGGCATCCGCTCATTCGGCTACTATCATCGCTGGAAAAGCGTGTAAGAGCCTGTCTGACGCGTTTTTCTGATTGACTCGATAACTTTTACGTCTGACCCCAAAAAGCCGTTCTACACGCTCCTTCATCGGTCTAATTGCATGGTCTAGTTTGAGATATGTCATCAGCATCAACGGAGAGCCGCCTACGAGCGTCTGTGGAGCGTTTTTGTGATGAAGTCGATTAAGTTATCGTCTAGCACCCAAAACGCCTTAAAACAAGCTTTCTCGTGGTATTGGTGAAAAACAAAAAAGAACCACCATCACTGGTAGCCCTTTTGCGCCCGTTATTTCATTGACGAAAAATATTTATGTGGTTCAGACGATAACTTTATCGCCCAGACCCTGTTATCTGTTTTTCTTGCCTATTCTACTGTGACGATGCGAGCGCAGAAGCGATGCTAGGCTACTATCACTCAATCGCTTCGTATGTTTTCTCGAAAATGTCAGGTTTACACGGGTAGATTTCGCCATTTACGCCACGAATGATATAATCGCCAGTCCTCGCAATCATAGTCCCTTCAAGCGTTTTAATCTCGCACCACGCAGGGTCATCGTGAAACTTTCCGAAGTCATGCGTAATAATATCATTGCTACTTACTGCATCCCAGAACCAATCTTCTCCAATAAGCCCTCGTGCATTGAGCTTGAATGCCTCGATAACAACTGGTTTCTTACGGTATTTCATGTTTATTCTCCTCTCATTACATCCACACGCATTCTTTGAACTGCTGTGTTTCCATCTGGAACGTGATGTCCAGTGACCCCACGTTGCCCTCTTTGTTCTTCTCAAGCGCAAAGTGATAATGCTGCTCTGGCCGCTTTTTCGTAGTCACGTTCTGTGCCAGTAGGATGATTGCATCTGCGTCCTGCTCGATTTGCCCGGATTCTCGCAGGTCTGCGGCAGTCGGTGGGATGCCCGCTCTTGCGGTCTCTCGATTGAGCTGTGCAAGTGCTACCACCAGCGTTCCTGTGGACTGTGCGAACTCATGCAGTGCCATGCTGATCTCCGTGACGGCACTGTATCGGTCTTTCGCTCCGGCTTGATGGATAAGCTGCAAATAGTCGATGAAAACCACTTTGGCTTGCATCCTGATGGACTGCGTTCTAATCCACCCAACGCTCTTACCAGCGGCAGAGCGGACGAATAGCGGATATTTCTTGATAGCTGCCAGTCGGTCAAGTTCGTTAATGCTGACTGTCTTGTTTTTGACCGTGTGCAGCGGTACGCCTAGCTGGTTTGCGATAATACGGGCATAGAGCGTATCTGGGTCTGTCTCTAGGCTGAAATACGCCACTTTGCGTCCGTTCTTGGCTATTTCACAGGCAAGTTGTAGGGACAGAGCGGTCTTACCAGCAGACGGTCTGCCGCCGATCACAACGAAGTTGCCCGGCACAAGATGCAAGTTGTTGTCCAGCACTCTAAGCCCTGTGCTGATATACTCCGGCTTATCATCCAGCTTGCGGATGTAATTGTCTATGCCATCACACATCGGGATGAAATCGCTTCTCTCGTTGTGCAGGTTGATAGCTTCGCCTAGCTGCTCATAGATGCCTGTAAGGTCTGCGTATCTGGTCGAGCCATCAACGATTTTGAACGCAATCTCTCTGGCTCTGGACAATGCTGCCTGTTCCTTGACGATTCTAGCCCATCCAAGCATCATGTCGTGGGTTACGTTTCGGATGAACTCTGCACCAAAGGCATCCAGACATTCACCCATTGACTTTTTGCAGTTATCGTACCGCCCCATGACTTCTACCGGGTTCCACTTGTCGTTGTGTTCCCAATAGCCGCGAATGGCAGCGAATGTATCACGCAATTCAGGACAGAAATCGTCGATTTTAAGGTCTTGCAGCACATCGGCGTATTCTGAGAACGTGAGGACTGCCCCCAGTAGGATGTATTGGGTCTGATTTTCAATATTCACCGCAGAAAGTCTCCCTCGTCAGGCAATTCAGCCATTGTCTGCTGATAGCCACCGTTCCAGTCCTTCACGTTACGCATCCAGTTCCGTGCAGCAGCTTTCCAGTCCTTCATAGGCGATTTACCGACCTTCCAACCATTTGCCGTGAAGTGGTCAACAAACCGCTCTGCTTCTGAGTCCATGTAGCCCTTATCGGCAAAGTATTCTCTAGCTTGCTCGACAGTCGGCGCTTTGAAGCGTTTTACTTCGTTGGTATTTTTCTTTTCACATTTTTCTTTTTTATCAGATTCAGATACAGAATCAGATACAGATAAGATACCATTCGTATCAGTTGGTATGTTTGGTATACCATTTATACCATTCGTATCCTGTGATACCATTGGTATGCTTTCGTATTTTTTATCATTCCAACGCTTATTTATATTTTTCTTGTTTGCCTCTCGTCTACGCTTATCACGTTCTTCCATCTTCTGCACGTTCATATCATCAAACGCCTTAACGACTTTCCAGAGCATCCGCATAGCACGATCGTTGTCGTATGCTGGCTCAAGCCCAGTCTCAACATACTGTGCATAGTTGCGGACGAATGCTCCAAATTCCTCATTCGTAAGCTCGTCCATCGCATGAACGTGTTCTAACAGAAGAATCATTGATGTTCTCGGCTTGTGTTCCTGCTCCATACTCAGTCCTCTTTGTAGCGTTTGTTCCATGCTTCGATAAGGTCTTTCTTAATCTTTTCTTTATCGGCTGCGGAATAATCAAAGCTGTATGGCTTGCTCTCCATGAATACTCGACACTTGCATCCATTCTTGCCGTTTCCTCTTGTTATAGACATCCAGCTTATCAAATGGTCGCCCGTTTCGGTAATGGCAACTTCTCCGCCGCAAAACGGACATTTCTTAAGTTCTTCCATCTTTAATTCTCCTTAAAACAGGCACTCAGCATCAGATTCACGCAGCCAACCTTCGCCCGGAATGTTAACAATCTCATAATACTGCCGTGCAACGTAGATTGTTTTCTGCCCATCCTCAGTAATCAGACCGACAATCAGATAGTTGCCAGCAGCCATAAAGAACCAAGGGTTGCTCTTGTAAGTTTCGCCCTTCATCCAGTTTTTCATCCTGTTCACGGCTTTTTCAATATCCTTGTCGGAGCAGTCTGGATTGTTGTACGCAAAGAAATCCTCAGGAAATTTAAGTTTTTTCACTTTCTAAATCCCTCTCTTGTTCTCGTGATTCGTTTGAAAACTTCATGTAGCTTTGCGGCTTTACGGTATACAGGCCGATTGTGCTTCTGCTTGATGTAACCGCACTGCGTTTCGGACTGTCTGATAGCATTCGCAAGCTGTTCGATCGATGCAGCACATCGGTTCATTGCTTCTGTTAACGCTTCAAATCCATCCATCTTTAATCCTCCTTTGGTGGTTCTGGCATATACGCCCAGTGCGTCACTTGTGCGTACTTTTCGCCAAACTCGCTTTTCTCGAAATTGTAGTAGCCTTCGTAGGTATCAGTCCAGCATCGACCATTCCAAACCGCCTCAAATACTTCTGGTTTGTCACCAATAAGGGTTTTCATAGAAACAAGCACCGCATCGCAATCGTCAGGTGGAAGCCCTTCTTTTTCAATGGAGTGCCAAATCACTTTGCTTTCACTCATATTGCCCTCCTACACCATCGGAAACGCCATCCAATGCGTCACCGTCACATCTTTCGGCAGTCTCTCGCCTATCTCATCCCAGAACTGACCGTCTGCGTAACAGCCAAGAAAGTACGCTGTCGGCGAAAATCCTTGCAACATTTTTCCATCTTTATCACGCCACGTTGTCTTAGTCGCAAGCAACAAAGGCTGCGTCCGCTCTCGTGGCGGTTCGCTTGCTGGATGCCAGATGGTGCTGCTCATAATCTATTCTCCATCAAAGAACCACAGTTCGGGCAGTAGTTGTAGCGGTCTCGGTTATTTCTCGCATGGCAATTACTGCACATGAACCTCGTCTTATCTTCGTCTTGTACAATCCATTCAGCGGTACGCTCTAAGGCTGTCGGGGCATCTTCCACAACGTCAATGGCATCGCCAATACCGCAAGCACGGCATCTAACTCCATTGTAGTTCTCGCAGCCATCGCAATATGCTTTCTTGATTCTTTCAATAAGTGCGTTTCGTTCAAGGTATTCTGGATAATTAGACATTGCCTTTCACCTCGATTGTTGGCGCAGTGTCGATGTAATCAAGCACATCGTCTAGCGTATAGCCCATGTAGGCGTACTCGACAGTAAATTCTTGCTCTAATTCCTGCATCCATTCTTCGATACGCTTCCGTAGTGCATTGGCATCAATTGGTCTGGTTTCCATCGCCCTTTCTCCTTTCAATCTCCTTACAAACCGCCCTGTAAAACGCACCCCACGTCTTATAGTCGTAAGAATCGCCAAAAAAGCCTGTCCGCTTGCGCTCTGCAATGTCACGTTCAAAGCAATTAAGCGTCTTGTCCGTCAATTTCGGCAGAAGCGGTGTAATGTATCCGCAAACAAGGCTAGGCATATATGACCATCTGCCCAAGCAGTAGCGGACAGCGCAGTTGCAGACCGCTCCGAAGTCGTCATTTGTGGGGTCTACCATGCCATTAGGAACGTCTGACCTTAAATCATCAACGCTGCATTCAAGAGCTTCTGCGAATTTTACCAGCCGCGTTTCTTTCTTTACGCCACGCTTTTGCTTTTCAACAGCACTAACGTATGCGCCGGTCGTCCCGATCATCCTTGCAACATCTTTCTGTGTGATTCCAAGTTCAAGTCTGCGCTTTTTGATTTTCTCCCCTGTTGTCATTTTTATACCCCCGCCTTGTACATCGTATATAAGACCACAAATCCAATCAAAAAAATAAAAATGTGGAGAATTGCATTCGCAAGAACCTTTATCTTTTCATCGGAAATTTCGTTCAAAAATATATCCCATATCAAAATTTTTTCAATGAGATATACTATCCCACATATAAATATTCCAACCAGAAAAGAAACTAAAACCACAATCAACGCATTTCCAAGATTACTCATTCTCTTTCTTCTCCCATTCCTTGCATCCACGTTCATCCCACACGAAGTCTGCAACGTGTTCGGACTGGTCGTTCACGCATACACCCTCCGGCTCTGCGTACCATTTGCAAGAACCACAGGACGGCTCAGATTTGTTCTTGCAGGATTCTGCTGTGCATCGGATAGCCTTACCAGCGGAAAACTGCTTGATGCCCATGCAAGAGCAATGTTCGGTTGTGCAGTAGAAATTCATCCGATTTTCCTCCAACCAATTAACTCGCAGACACCAATCGTTACAGGGTCGCATCTGTGAATAATTATGTCTCCTGTTCTGCGTTCCTCGACAGACGGTCTGTAGACAAATCCTTTTTCTTTTGATTCAAAAACTCCATCGAGAATGTCCTCTGGCAAAATTAAAAATCCATCAGAATCCAAAATGGCATCGCATTGCTTGCATTTATAGACGCAAACTTTTTTCATCTTCTCTGCCCTCTCTTTTCTCTATTGAACCGTCCGATCACTCGCTTATATTCCGCATAGCACTCCGGGCACAGGTCGCCTGTGTCCCTGCGCCATGCCCAGTCCTTGAAGTATTCGTCAGGGTTCATCATCCTGCCGCCAAGAACTGCTCCGCAGCGGTCACATACTCGCTTGTGGTAGATTCCTCTGTCAGTTTGCATTAGTTATCCTCCCCAACATCCTTAAACAGAATTTCTTTGTCCGCTTTCCAGTCTTTGATTTTGCACGGAATGTCTGTGCCAGGCACGGTCTTTTTCAGACCATCCATCTGCCAGACGTTCCATGAGATGGCATCTGCGATGCAATCAAGAAAAATGGGAATAAAGCCAATTTCCAGCTTTTCAGCATCAAACCGATACCTAAAATTTTCGATCAGTGTCAGGAACAGATTGCACCTTGCCAGTAAGAGATTGTCTCCCTGCCACTCATAGCCGTATGTCGATGCGTAGGCATTGATTGCCCAGCACATCCACATATCATAGTTATGGAACTGCTCTTCCAGAACATTCAGCTTCCTATCCAGCAGACCGATTCTGTCCGGCACGGCAATCATCTGTCCTGTGGTGGTATCATATCGACTTGTCAGGAACGGTGCTTCTCCACAGGTGACTTCAAGACAAGTCTTGTTGATGTACTCCTTCCAGTTCTCGCCCTTCAGGTCGTTTTCTGCAACATCTGTCATCTTCTTGCAAACCCAAGTCGGCGTAAACACCTCTGCTTTCTTGCTGGTGCGCTTCTTTTGGTCTGCAAGCCGTTTCTGCACACGAGGGACAATCTGAACCTTGTCCAACTGTTCCAGTGTGATCTCATCTGCAAAGCCCACGCCCAATTCAGGCGGCGGGTCTGTCGCCCAGATGATGTTCTTGCCTGTCGTGTGGTCTTGCAAAAGGACAGGCAGGAACGTGCGTAGGCAGGGGTCGGAGAAGTCAATCAAAGTTCCCATTGGTCAGCCCTCACCATGATTTTGTTTTTCTCTTTCAGCCAGTCCTTGATGCAATGAAAGCAATGCTCACGGTTCTGGCAACGCTCTGGGTCACGATGTTTGATAAGCTCGCAGATGCCCCGCGTAAAGTTTTCTGTAATATCTTCGTCCGTCATGGAGCGAATAAAATCGCCGTTAGTCATGTTCCCCCACCTCTCTGTACTCTACGTCAATCCCCTTAGGCAAAGCCGTCTGGTACTTCTGAGCCAATTGCTCTGCGCTCTGGGCATCACCCAACGGCTGTTCAGGCGGTGCAACGGTGACTTCTACGTTGTCACGCATACCAAAGTAGTTCTTGGCTCGGAAAATCCACTCTGCCGGGTTCTCCTGACCGTACATACCGTTGTACGCCCACATGGACTGCATTTGCAGAATCAGCTTTAGGATGTACTTCTGCTGCAAGCTGTCGTCACGGCGCTTGCCCGCCATAATCTGCTTCAGGCTCACCCATTCGATGCCCAACACCAGTGCAATCCATTCCACCACAGGGGAGATTCTGGCTTCGATGCAAGCATCAAAGAAGAAGTCAAGACGTTGCTGTACTTCAATCGGATTGTTCATGTCCACGCTCGGAAGATCGCCAAAATACTTGGCTGCAATCATGCCGATGACTTTCTTGTCTTCTTCGTCACCGATTCTCGACTGCAAATCGCCCGTATTCAGCATTTTAGACCTCGTGATTGCTAACTCCTGTTGTTCTTTCACCTTTTTACTCACCTGTGAGCGGATAGATTTCCGCTTGTTAAGCATCTGTTGTTTCTTCTTCTCTCGCTCTTTCTCGCGCTTCGCAGCGGCTTCTTCTTTCGCCTTTTGCGCCCGCTTCTCACGCTTTTTCTTTTCAGCTTCGGTCAGCGGCGGTCTGCCACGACCACGCTTCGGGGGTGTTGCCATGCATCAGACCTCCTTTGGCGGTTCAGGAAGATACGCCCAATGAGTTACATCTCCAAGTACAATGCACTCGTTGTGCTCTTGCCATAATCCGTCATAAGATAAAAATGCAATTTCAATGCCGAACTTTTTTCTTTTTACGAGAACTTCTTTGTCTTTTTCGGGTAAAACTTTCTTGGCATCAAACCATATATTGGCGGGCTCAGATTCTTCCAATATGTTGGCTAAATCTAAAAACACATCTCCAATGCTGTTTCTGATTTGTCCTTGTATGTATACGATGTAGTTTTTATTATTCAAAAACGACTTTGCTTCATTCTTTTTATCAATGCCAACAGCTTTCCAAGCCGCAATAATTGGCTCAACATCAACCAGCTTCACGTTCTCACCTCTTCATCTTCATTTCGATGTAGTCCAGCTTCAATGCAATCTGCCAGATGGAACAGCAGTTGTCCATTAGTACTCCTTTTCGATATGAACCCTTGCGATGCCGACCATCGCATCATCGGAGCAGCTCATAATCCTGCCGTTACGGAGCGACACGCAGTTATATATAGTGCCGCCGCAAAAGATGGGACTGCACGTAATCTCACTTGTCTTCATATTAAGTTCGCCTTTGTAGTAAAACGGTTCTCCTTCCTTGAGCGAAGCAAAACGAACTCTCTTCTTGCTATGCTCTCCACGAATTTCCATTTTTACCTCCCAAGGAACACAAACGCCCACTTCATCCATTCGGGGATGTCTGCGGAAAACAAGCCCTTATACATAAAGATGGAAAGTACGATAGACGAAACTACCACGATTGCAATAAAAGCAATCACAATTCCCTGAAAAATCGCAAACATTCTGCGACTTCTTTCCATGCTCTTTTCAATGTCATATCTGTTCATGTCTTTACCTCCACTCCATCACAACAGCCGTACAAACGGCCAGACACACGTTGGCGAACAGCCAGACAAGCATTGACTGACGCTTTTCAAACAGGTTGTCTGCCACGTTTTTGATTGTCCGTTCGGACTGAACTACTACCGCCAGCAGGACTAGGCAGACCAGCCAGCGAGTTGCAAATTCAAACATTGTTATCCTCCATCAAATCGTCCATGCTTAACTGACCGCTGATGTTGTCATCTTCCATCCACCAGCGAAAAACGTCCATGCCGGTCTGCCAGTCGCACGGCAAACCTTTTTCTTTTCTGACATTAAGCATTCGTTCAAACGCTGAGATGTACATTTTCTCGTAGGCTGGCCAGCGCATAAACTCACGCTGTCTGCCCCCCCCTACCGGCCATAGGACAGCCGATGCAGCCAACACGCTTCTGCCCTTCGCAATACAGCGGATTAACAGGCAATCGTTCGTTGTGTGTGTAGTCCCACACATCATCGTCAGACCAGTCCACAATAGGATTGACGGTCATCTTACCCTTGAGGTTGCAGGCCTCGAACAGTTGTCGCTTTTCATCGTTGTCGCCCATAAGAATGATGCGCTTTTCCTTGTCACGATGGCTAAACTCCATCGTTCCACGGTTTTTCTTTCTGTTTGTTGATTCCGCCCAGCGAACGCCAGTAGCGATAAATCTATCGCGGCCAGTATTTTCTTTGAGAACGGCACAGCAATAGCGCACAAGTCTTGTCGGTGGCATCAGCTTTTGCGGAATCAGTGTCCACATGGACACAGGCTTGTCCTTGTAGCGTGGCATAACGATGGAGCATTTGATTCCACGCACTTCCATCGCTTTGAACTGCTCACGGATGAAATAGACCGTCTCTGGTGCATCTGCTGTGGTATGGCTGTTGACCACCTCGAAGTTGATTCCTGCACGTTCAGCCAGAGCCACGAGCACCTGCGAATCCTTGCCGCCAGAGTATGTGACCATCAACGGTTTCTTGTACCGATGCTCGGATAACCGTGCAGCGTCCTGTAACCGTGCGATGGCAAGCTGTTCCTTGTCCATCAGCTCCACCTTTCTCTCAGCTCTTTTTCGACCTGCTCCGACTTTGCGGTAATGTAATCTGCAAACTCGTCAGGGGTCATATCCTCTTCTTTGAACTTGCCGACCATCTCCCAATACCTGTCACCAATACGGATGATTTTATGCACCTGTTCATCGGTCAGGTCTGCATCGCACCGAAGGTTCTGAATCAGTGCGCCCCATGTGGCGGCGATGCCATCCAGAGCCATGCGGAAGCCGTACAACTGGTTCTGCCGTGCGATTTTGCGAAGGTTGGTCGGCTTGATCTGCTTGCCACACAGGGGGCAGTTTCCAAATTTATTCATCCGACTGCTCCTTGTCTTGAAGGCGATGGAGCCAACGGTAGTATTTTTCGCTTGCAATAATTCCAATTCGCTCATACGCTTTTCTGTCATCCGAAAAACCAAGAGCGGCCATGCACACCATAACATCTTCGTATTCCTCTTCAAACGCCTTTCGGCATTCTTCGATGCTCTTCGGTGTCGGGTTCGTGCCATCCAGCGCACGGCGCAGCTTCAACGCAGCCTGTGCCAGTTCGGATGCTTCTTCTGCTAACTGCGCCAAGATTTCCGTCTTTGGCAGAATGTCTGAAACTTTCTTGCTCACTTTTGTTCTCCTTTCAGCCAGTCGTTCAGTTTAGCCATGCAAGAGGGGCAAAGAGCAACGGGCTCCATATCACTTTGCTTGTACCAGTCAAGAGGAACATAACTGTGGTCAATCACAACCTTCTGTACTGCGTTTCCGCAGCCTTTCCATTGTTCGCTTGTTTCGGATGCTCCGATTGTCATGGTATTGTCGTACCATACAAACGTATTGCCACATCTATCGCATTTCATTGTCATGCTTGGCTTTCCTCCAATCTCTTTAGCAGCCCATCCACGTCATACCGCCAATGGACACGCAGCCTTTTTGCTTTGACCTCTATCCCCTCTTGCTCTGCCCACTGCCAAGGGATGCTCTTACGGCTCGCGCTGTAGCGGAACGCCAGAACCTTGCTGGCAGGGATTGCAAAGGTGCGGTTGACCGCCCTGTAATTAACTATCACATGGGCGGTCTGACCGCCGTACCCCATTGCATCCACCATGTCAGTGATGTGCTTTTCCTTGCGGTATTTGCACTTTGCCTTGTCGTACTTGCCGAACACCTTTTCCAGAGGGATAGAGGGCGTTTCTATAGTTTTCAATTCAAACAGGTGATTCATCGGGTATCGGTACACAAGGAAGTCGCAGATGTTGTCAATGGAAAAAGACAGGTTCTCGTTGCCGCCGTAGTAGGTAGAAGCGCTGTCTTTCAGGCGGTAGCACCACGCATCGGATGGAACGGAAGCCTTGAAATCTGCTTCAAACTGCTTGCCGGTGTTCATTCGCCATACTCCGCATCGTACTCGGCTTGCATTTTTGTAAGCCGTTCTTTTGCTCGAACAATCCCACGTTCGCAGTTTCGCTTCATTTTTTCATCTTCTTTGCTATATGAGGCGCCACCCACGATGGCTTTGCGGATTCTTTCACATCGTTCAATGTATTCGAGCTTACGGTCGATTGCTTCTTTCTTTTTTCCCTGTTCAAACAATGGCTTGAGATATTCATAAGTAATTTTCGCTTGTATGTCACCCTCTGATGCTTTTGTGAAAACATAATCGAGTAACTTGTTACTACTTATCATCATCCTTGTTCACCTCTAAATTCACTTCCGAGAAACCGCTTCTTGCCTTTTTCCCGGTGCTTGTCCTCATAATCGCGGTGGTACACGCTCTGGCTGTGGTTCAGCTCATACACGAACGCTTTGCGCTCCTCGAAGTCTTTCTTCTCTGCCTTGTACTTTTCGCAAGTGTCGTGACATGCTTGGTAGCGTGATGTGCAGTTGAGACAACATGTAATCATTCTATCAACCCCACTGTTCAGACATGGCTTTTGCAATGCCCGGAAAAGTTTTTGCTCTGTTCGCTTGTCGGTCTTTACCGCCATGATTGAACCAATTCCCGGCAACCTTCGTGCTTTCGCATTGTTCGAGTGGAATTTCATCGGTTGGTTCAAGCTCCGGCAGACCTTTCAACCAAAGGCACGTTTTCTTTTTGAACGGATGTCCGAACTGGTACGGCTGAATGGTCTGCGTGTATTTTGGCAAGCAGTAGACGGATGACGGAATCGGGTTCTCAACCGCAATCTTCGGAATATCAGCCCACAAGAAGCGCAGAAAGAAATCCTTTGCCATCAGTCCTTTACGCAACCGCTGTTCGTTCAGAACGCCTTTCGGGTAAAGGAATCGTGCGCCAGCGTTCGACAGGTATGTGCAAGGCGGGTGCGCAATGAGCAAGTCCCACTTGCCAATGTCATGCGTTACGCCGTCCATCGTCACGACTTGCCCCCCTCAATAGCCTTGAGAGCATCCCCGAAGATGTGCCACTCAGGGTGCCCGCCAGACGGTTCTTGGATGTCGCATGAGTAAGCTTCGTGACCTTTTGCCCGAAACGCTTTGCAGACTTCCTGTGATTCCTCACAGGCAACTAAAACTTTCATTTTTCCAAACGCCCGTCCAGCCAGATAGCGCAGCTCTTATATAAGGTAGGCGGTCAAGACTTTGCCGAAGCGAAAGCCTTGCTCATATCAGCGATAATGTCGTATCGGTCTTGGTATTTGATGTATTTGGTTTTCTTTTCACCAATTCCAATTTGCGTTTGATTGATAGATGCAGGAACTATGTAAATGCTTTCTCCGTCTTCATTCCTTGCGATTAAGAAGTAAATGTCACAAGTCGGGAAGCGCTTTTCAAGATTGAACGAGTAGTAAAAAGCTGTTCCGCTTGTTTTACTCAGCCTTGCTGTCTTCACATCTACTTTAACGCTGCCATTAACATAAAGGTCATAGGCGTATCTAGTAGACATTCGCTCGACCTCAAATCCGTGCGCTTTAAGGAGATCTATCGCTAATTCCTCTCCGCTTCTTCCGAATTGAGTTTCGCTTTCTTTCATTCGGACATCAAGAATTTTTGCTATCTCGTAATATCCTCCCGGAAAACGGCGCAGAGCATTAGTTATTCCGGTATTGCCAAAATATCTGTTTAACTCGTTTCTTGATGGCATTCTTGAAAGTCCTGTATCTTCCATGCAGATTTTCACTGATTCAAGGATTTCCTCTTGCGTCCAATGTTTTCCGTGAGAATATCCCATTTGCTGACACCTCAAAACGGCAACGAACCATCGTCTTCGTCAATCACAGAGAAGTCGTCTGCGTTACCCTGAGAGTAGTTCTGCGGTGCATCCTGCGCCCGATCGGCTGGTTTGCTGTCAGACTTGCCACCGCAGAAGTCAACCTTGTTCGCCATGATTTCCGTTGCGGTGCGGTTGTTCCCCTGCTTGTCGGTATACTTCCGGGTTTGGATGCTACCAGTCACCAGAATCAGGCTGCCCTTCTGAAACCACTTGGAAACGAACAGTGCCGTGTTGCCAAATGCGGTGCAGTTGAAGAAATCGGTTTCCTTCTGACCACCACTTTGACGGTCACAAGCAATGCTGAACGTACAAACATCCTTGCCAGACTTCGTGACCTTAGCTTCGGGTGTGTGAACCAGGCGCCCCTGAATTGCGATAGAGTTAAGCATTGTTTAGCCCTCCTTCGGCTGTTTCTGAGCGCATTCCCAACACAGGACGCGCCCAAATCGTTTCTTCGTGCTTCTTGCAGTTTCCAGCGGAGTGACGGTGCGGTTGTTGTACTGAATAGGCTGCAACTGCTTTCCGCAGCAAGCGCATGGTGGAATGGTTTCCGCTTCCGTTTGCTTCTGCGCAGGCTTGTTTGCCCTGCTTGTGGTCTGTTTTTGATACTCGTCCGTGTCAGCATCCTTCGTATCGTCAATGCAGAACAGACCGTTCAAGGCGTACTTTCTAGCGTAGCTGCTTGCAGTGCCGGTAATCTGCGAATCGTCCATGCCCTTCTTAAACTCAGGCTCACGAGCGTATGCAGTCACCGTGTAGGTGGCACCATCCTGCGATTCAACTGTTGCAGTTGCTTCGATATAATGCCAGCTATCAACAATAACAGGCTTGTCGGAAAGCCGCAGCACAAGGCTATGCGCTTTCAAGATTGGTTTGACCGCTTCGAGAATGTCCTCACACGAGCGGTACTTGTAACCGCCAAATTTGTTCATCTGCCCCTTCGGGGCTTTCAACTCTGACTGAACAGCCATCAGAGCTTCATGGATTTTGCTGTTGTCCATACGTTTCCTTTCTTCGGCTTCATTAGGCTTCATTGTTCTTACTTTGGCTTAACTTGGCTGTACAAAATCAGCCAGCCATCAGTTCTGCCAACTGTGCACGGAGGTCTTTCAGCTCTGCTTCCCTGTCCTCGATTTCAGACTGCAAATCCTCAATCTCAGCCAGACGGTCAGCTTCTTTGGCTTCTGCTTCCTGCTCACGGGTTAGGAAATACACGCCATCCTCCGGCTCGTTTATTCCTCCGAATCTGTCAAGGTTAATCATCTTTCGGTCTCCCTCTCTTACGTTCCTCTTTGATTTGCAGTGCACTGTACCACTGGTCTTTGTCGATCTCGATGGTAGACCACCGATGGTTACAAGCAAGGCACTTTTTTCTGCGAACAATGCTATCGTGGTCAGACCGGCTGTCGACCGTTGTGATGTTGTCACTGCCGCACATTGGGCATTTCATCGTGCATCCCTCCACCCGTTCGTGTGGTGGGCAACCCGTTTGATTTTGCGGCATTCTTGCTCGCTGCGTTCGTCCGTCTCCTCGCTGACTGCCAACGCACACAGCAAGATAGCCGTTGCGAGAAGCCCGCAGGACCCGATCACCCAGCCAAGCATCTGCGCTGTGGTCTGACATCCCTGAATCGTGTCGCCGCAGCCAACCGCCGCAATTGCCAAAGCCAGACCAATTACTGACAATGCCATTCCTTTCAAAGTTTTCATTTGTTCTCCTTTTTGCTTCCAAAATTAAAAATCCACGCGGTTGCCATAACGGCAGCCGCCACGATGATTCCCCATGTGCTTTTTGCGCCGACCAGCAATTCAATGAGGTGCACGAGCCACAGGTTCAAAGTGAACACCGCCAACACCACCGCAAGAACAGTGCCCCATATCATAATGATTTCTACCAATGCTTTCATTTCTATCCCCTTTCGTTTATTTTTCGCCATTGCAGAACACGTCTATGCCATGCTTTGCCGCTGCAACACCTATCTACGCAATTCCTTTGCCAAGAACGTCTGGTCTGTGCAGTTCCTTCGCTATGTTCTGCGCTGCCTTTCCTTTTCTTATCAATTCCACTCATTGCATCTCTTAGCCTTTGCGATGCACCGCCTCTCAACGCCCCCGCTGCTCACGTCGATGTTTCGCCTTGCCGTTGCTTATCAAAGCCACGCCTTGCATACATAGCCATTGCTTTTCCAATCTTTTCCTTGCCATTCCATTGCTCGTCAAATCAGCGCATTGCCTTTGCTAATCCTATCGCGGCGTTGCCTTGCCATAGCGGTTAATTGAGGATTTCGTAAGCAAAGCGTCCTTTAGAGCTGTTTCGCCACTGGCCGATACCACGCAGAGCACCGTAGTCCAGCCATTCACGCACGACCTTCTCGTGAGAATCGTCCAGCAGCATGACCTCGAACTCGCAGGTCGAACCAGCTGGAATCTGCTCGCTGTTGGCAAGACTGACGCGCTCGCCCTGCGCGGTCTGTGCGCGAAGCGGGCGCTGGCACTCGGTAATCTCGCCGTTCACATGAATGGGAATCATGCGGGGCTGAATGAAAATCAGACCATCAATGACCTTCTTGTAGGCTGTCAGCTTGCCGGATTCGTTGACGGCTTTCTTCTTGCCGATTTCGGTCTTGCCACCGATACGCCCCAGCATACCGCAAGAATCCTTGAAGAAGCCCTTGATCTGATAGTCATACAGGATGGGTTCGCCGTTCTCATTGCGAGGGAACACGGTCATGCCCTTGTCTGCTACGGCATCAGCGCCCAGAGCTGCCACCTCATCCTCGATGGTGTTTGCATCAGGGGACTTGCTGGCGATGAACTCTCGCGCGATGTTCTGGTTGCTAGGCCAAGTGCCGAGAACCGCTTCGATGAATGTGATTCTGACTTTGATTTTTTTCATTTTTGTTCACTCTTTCTTTCTCGATGTGTCTTAGTCGGTCTTTCTCCCGGCTGTGCCAGCGGATTTCCAGCTGACCGTAATATTTACCGTTCATAAGGTCAACTCCCCTGTTGCGAGCATCTGTGACACTTCGCCGTAATGCTTGCCCAGTTTGTCCGCAAGGGCTTGTACTTCTCCGATGGACGGAAACGTCTTTTCCGGTTTGTGCGCTGCCTTCTTGCGCTTCCTGTCACGCTCTTTGTCAACCTTGCGCTTGCATTCTGAACAGTACTTTTTTGTCGGTCTGACAACGCCAAGATACAGGCCGCAACGCTCACAGTACTTAATTTCCATCCACTTCACTTGCCTTTCTTAAGGCTCTTTCATTGTGTTCAGAAAAACACTGGTCAAGAAACTGGATGAACTTTGCGATTTTCTCTGCATCTTCCGGTGTGCAACCATTTTCCACAAAGCGCCTTGTCGTCTGCTCACGCTTGAAATCCGAGTAGGTCTTGGCAGCAGCGTCAATGGCAAACTTGGCTTCTTCCGGGTATTCAAGGTCTACCTTTAAGGTGATAATCTGCTCCATGTTCAGTCCTCCGCTTTCTGGTTCTTCTCTGCTTTCAAGAAAAGGTTTACAAAGTAGACTTGGCCGCGACCGGAAATCTTCGGAGTGCGGTTAATGGAAATGTGGTCGCTGTGTTGAATCGTGGTCTCTTTGATTTCAAACAGCCCCATCTCCATACTGCGCTGCGTTGGCAAGTTGTAGTCGCTTCGTTTCGGGTCTTTAATGAGGTAGCCGTTCTTTCGCATCCAGTCGAACAAGCGGTTCTGTCCGATGTTAATGCCATTTTGCGAAAGCAGCTTTGCAAGCTCACCAACGAGAATGGATTTTTTGCTTGCTGAAACTGCGTCAGCAAAAAGAGCTTTCGGCTTCATGGTTTCAATCTGCTTATCTTTCTCTTCCAGCTCCTCATGCGCTGCGATCAGGGCAGTTGCAAGGAGCTGCGAGCGGGTGAGTTGCGGTGCGTTGTAGCTTCCAGTCTTGCGGATTGCAGGAAGCACATCGTTTGTGACCCATCTGCGGAACGGTGCCGCTTCTGGCTTGTCGCTGCGGAGGATGACGTGGTACAAACCGCTTTCATTGACAACCGTTACGTTCTGTGTGCCACCTGGGGTGTGAATCTGATTCATACCCTTTTCATCATCATCCAAACGCTCTGCGACTTTTGCTGTCGTACCAAGATGAAGAACTTCACACACATCTTTCAGAACGAACCACGCTTCACCGTCCACATCGACTGTGCGAACCTTGTTGTTCTGATATTCAAAAACTTGAATGTTTGCCATTTTCGCCTTCCTTTCTCTGCTCAATCAATTTGTTTACCGCATCTTCAACTTTTTCTCTAATACCAGTAGGCTCTCGTTTGCCGTTGAGGATGACGCTTAGGTATTCATGCGAGTACCCCATGCTCTCAGCAAGTTCTTTAATAGACAGCCCATGAACATGAAGTTTTCCAATAACATCCCCCGTCCACTCTGGACGCAAATTTTCTCTCCCCTTTCTTTGTACAAATACTTGAACAAAGACTAAAAGTGTGATAATATAATGTTGTCAACAAAGTTCAAACATTTAATCATTGCTCTTGTATTCGATTGGAATTGTGCTCAATTTCTTGAACCTGATAGCACTATTAAAGCACAATTCTTTGAACATTACAAGGGCTTACGCTCAATTTGTTGAACTTCGGCAATTTGCACAAGAACAGAAGGTTGAGTATATGTTTTTTGACAACTTCCTCGCATTATGCGATTCAAAGAATGTTGCCCCGACAAAAGCCGTTATTGATGCCGGACTGCCGAAATCGTCTTGGTCTTACTGGAAAAAGAAGTATGAACAAGGCGAAGACCCAAAGCCGTCTTCCGATAATGCTTCAAGATTAGCACAATACTTTGGCGTTACGGTTGACTACCTTCTCACTGGTAACCAAAAAGAAAACCCGCCCCAGCAGCCGCAAAGTGAAGTCGATGCAGCAGTGGAGCGGATTAGAAGAAAACTTGAATCTATGCCGAAGGAACAGCGTGAAGCTCTGATGAACCTGATCGAGAAGATGTAACGTTTATGCCCGGTAAAATAAAAGAACCCCTTGTGCCGGGCTGGTGTAGCTCTGCGCAAGGGGTTTTCTGTTATCCCAGGTCTAATGCTTGTTCAGCTGCCGGAATCTTCTCAGGATGTTCCAGAAGCCATGCAATAAATCGGTCAATCTTGGCTCTTTCCTGTTCACTCATTGTGGCATATCCTCCCGATCGGTAAGTGCGGATGTTCATTTGATACGATTATACACCTTTCTGTTGTACAGTCAATACTATCTCAACAACTTTGTTAAAATTAAATGATTTTTCCATCCATTACTTTACATCGGGGAAGCCCAAAATCGCAATAACGATGATTAAAAGCCACATTAAGTTTAAGTTACCCTTTGCTTTGTAACATTCCGTTGAGCACGGAACGAAAGGGATTATCCGGTAAATCGTCCAGCACATCTGCTTTGACGAGCGCATTTGTGCTGATACTGTGCGAAACATTGTTTAACTGCACAATGGCATCGTCCAAGTCTTTTACGGTTGCTCCACGCCGTTCCATTAACTGGAGGAAAGTTTTCACTTCTTCAAGAACGACAGGGTTTTCGGCTTTATAGAATCCATTCGTAAAGTCCATCTTCTTCTCCTTTCACAGTTCCACAAGCTGTCCGTCAATGCGTTCGATGTTATCTGCCGGGTCGCGCCCATCGTCCAAGGCGGCTACGGCGCGTTCCAGAACGTTTTTTGCTTCTTCATAAGCAAACTTATCTGCATTGTTGTTTGCAAGGTTGTAGACCAGCTTTAAGGCGGTCTGGCGGGCATAGGGAATGAGCATGGTGTCAATCTGGTTCATACACTAACCCTCCCACGGTTTCGGCGTTTTGTTTTCGTTCGGTTCAGATGCGGGCATACCGTCAATGATAATCATGTTGTTACCTCCTGTTTTGATTATTTTTTCGATGGTACAGTTATAACACAGGCTGCTGTTGGTTCTCCATAGCAGCTTTTTCCATTTTTTGGCTTGTCGAACCCGGCAGTTTTGCCGGATTTTGTTGAAAGGGTGAGAATTTATGGATGAATATTTAGTAAGAACAGCCAAAGCATTAGAGATAGCTCGAATGCGTTCCGGCTTGAGCCAGTAGAAATTGGCGGCAAAAATGGGCGTGAATCGTGGCACGGTCGCTAATTGGGAGCAAGGTCTGGCAGCTATTTCCCTCCCGATGGCTATGCGCTGGTTCACCTGCTGCGGCGTATCGGTGGCTCGATACATGGACGCTTGTATTCACCCAGGGCTGCTGGAACACCTGGAAGACGACCTTTCCGATTTGGAGAAACGGCGGATTCTCATAGATGCTATGATGGAGTGCTCATCCTATGAGATAGATGCCCTGTTATACATTCGGTACGGAGATCACGGCTCAGACCACATCGGCGTGCTGACGGAGATCCTGGCAAACCTCCACACGCCTTTGAAGGACAGGGTCACTGTCTGCCGGATGGTGTCTGGTAGCTATGAGATGGCACAGGCCACCGGAACAGACCCAGACCCGAACGGAACCGCCCCAAAGATGGAGATTCTCTATCAGGCGCAAGACGCTGGAACGGAAGCTGCTATGAAGTCCAATGATTCCTATACCGTGAATCCAAATAATATAACTGGATGATTGTCGAATTATCGCAGTTTTTGCGGTATACAGGGGGACGTGCTCCACTTTTTGTACACAATAGGCCTGTTATAAATATAGTTTTAGGTTGTCATTTTGTCCCCCATAAAATCGTAAATGGTGGATTTTTGCGGATGTAATTAACGAACTTACGTGAAATTTTTGTTTACCAAAGCGTGACTTGTCAATTCGTCCCCTATTGGTGTGATTGCACTCCATTTTCTGTACACGATAGAACCGTCAGGTAGATTGTAGGGCTTGATGGACGTTTTTTATTCAGCAAAAGAAGTTGTCGTTTTCCACAATCTGCCCGTTGAAGAGAAGAAATTGTTGAAAATGTATCGTCGTCACTATTTGATGATTATTATTTATCTCTTGTTTATCTCTTGTTTATATATATAGTAAGAACGTGTACAAAAAGTGGAGCATTGTGTACAGAATGTGGAAGAACGTGTACAAGAAGTGGAGAGTATCGTGTACAAAAAGTGGAGTATAGTGTACAGAATGTGGAAGTCGATTGTTGAAAAAATAATTGTGTACAGAATCATTGACGTGTGCACGATACAGTGGTATAATAGGGTAGAAGAAATGAGGTGATGCAATGCCAGAATTGACAGGAAACAACCTTGTCGAAAAGAGCAAGGCATTGGTTTGGGCGAAGTTTACAGACTACACAGCAGGCGAGCTTCGGCTACTTGAGGTCTATCTGAGCCGTATCAATCCGAGAGACCCGGAAAGTTCTAACGTTTCATTTACGCTGGCTGAATATTGCAAGTTGTTGGATTTAAAACTCAACTCGAAGAACCTTAAATCACAGGTTAAGCACTTCTTAGGGAACGTGGTTTCAGTGCCGTTGAATGCAGATGGAACAGAATATGTGATGTATCCGCTGTTCACAAAGGCAGAGGTTAAGTTCAATCGAGAATCCTTGTCCTATGACGTTTCAATCAACTGTAATCCTGACTTGCGACCTGTGTTTTTCGACATTGCAAGAAGCGGCTATGTCAAATACCGTCTGCGCTATACGATTGGGATGAAACAGCAAGCATCTATTCTGATGTACAGCATGATTCGGGATTGGATGAATCGATCTTTGACATCGAACAAGATTGGGCTGAAGCAGCTGCGTGACCACTTGGGAGCAAACAACGCAAGTTATGACGACTTCCGGGCTTTACGCCGCAGAGTTCTTGAACCAGCAGTGGAAGAGATCAGCAATGTTTCAGACATCGTCGTTGACTTTGAGAAGATTTGCACAGGGCGAAAGGTCGTAGCGGTTGAGTTCCGATTTGGGTACAAATCCAAGCAGCCCGTCATAGATGCCGATTCTAGCGAGGTTGATTGTGAGACGACTAATTCCAAGCCGGAAATCAAAAAAGCCGCCAGAAAGCCCCGCACAAGCGGATACGAAGGGTACGACTGGTCTGTGTGCGATGCTCTATCCGTTCAAGAGTGCATCGAGGTTGCAAAGGTTGTCGAGGTAAAGATGATGGAAGAACACCCATCTATCAAGCTGCCGAAGCGGAGAGATGCGGTCTATGACATCGTAAAGGCTGCGTGTGCAGATATTCTTTCAGCCAACCGTGACCCTTGGCCTGATTACCCGAAGCGGTATCTGATTGGTAGCTTGAAGAAAGACGGTGCGATTGAAGAGTATCTTCCGGCTTTCTATGAGATTGACGCATTGCAAAAGTAGTCAGATACAGCACATTATGCAGAATGAGCACAGTGGGCAGATAAAGCAGAGAGGAGCGGTATGAAGAAGCAGGAAATTGTGTGGTATTCCGTTAAAAATGATGGGATGCCAACACCAGAAATCATTGAAAGAACGAAAGGTCGGTTCTTGTGTTCGGTAAAAACGGCCTATCTGAAAGATGAATCTATAACGGCAACAAACACAGTCGCAGCGTTTATTGAAAAAGGCGAGTTTGTAAACACATCGTTTCAGAGGTTGAACATTTCTTCGTGTGCTTGCTTTATTGCAAGAGTGGAAGCGTGGGCAGAAATGCCGATATGCGAATAAAGAAAGAGTGATAAAATGGCAAAAGTTCCATACTCCGTTCTGAATAAAGCGGAACTCGAACTAAATAAAAATTTTGATAATGAAGTGGTTATGTTTTTTCATCGCGGCGATGGCGTGATAAGTCCGATTCATTTGATTGTTTCTCCGCGTGGATGCAGCGAAAAAGAACCTGATGAAGCCATTAAGGTAGGGCAGATTTTAATCGAAGCTGGCAAAGCGGCAAAAGAATTTAAGTATAACGGATATTTTGTGGATTGGAGCAAATAAAAATGGCAAAAATTATAGCTGTCGCCAACCAGAAGGGCGGCACAGGAAAGACCACAACAAGCACCTGTCTGGCTGGTGCGTTACAGTTGCTTGGCAAGAAAGTTCTGCTGGTGGACTGCGATGCCCAGTGCAACGCAACGGACACCTACGGCGCACAGACAGAGGACGTATGTACCCTGTTTGACGTGATGACCCGGCAAGGTACGGTAGAAGAAGGAATCCAGCACTGTGAAGCTGGTGACATTCTGCCGTCCGATAACGCATTGAAGGACATTGACGAGCAGCTTGTCCGGGACATGGGCAAGAACTTTCGGCTGCGAGAAGCCCTTGAAAGCGTGTCTAGCCGGTACGATTACATTGTGCTGGACACTCCCCCGCAGCTTGGCCTTGCGCTTGTGAACGCGCTGATCGCCGCCAACAGCATTATCGTGCCCATCACAGCAGACCGATACGCACTGGCTGGTTTGAGCCAGCTTTCGCAGACAATCGGCGATGTTCGCAGATACTTCAATCCGACTTTGAAGATTGAAGGTCTGCTTCTGAACCAGTACAAGAGCCGAGAGAACCTGTCCAAAGAGGTTGTGGAGCAGCTTCCTGTGATTGCACAGAGCATGGGAACAACCCTGCTGGACGTGAAGATTAGACCGTCTATGGGCGTTCGTAAGGCTCAGGCAGAGCGACACAGCTTGTTTAGCGGCGACACGGCAAAGAGCACCAGCGCAGAGGACTTTAAGACGTTGGCGCAGATGATTGTGGAGGGGGAAGAAAAATGAGCGATTTGTACCCACATCTTTTGAATGCAACTTGTGTTGATGATACGGAGCAAGTCTACGTTATCAATTTTGGTTTTTCATTTAATGACCTTTCCGATAAAGAGAAAGAAATGGCGTTTCATTCTCAGTGGTATCTAGCTGAAAAGTATTGCAAAAAGTGGCAGAAAGAACTTGCAAATAATCAATGGGCGAAATCAGAAGATGAAATGCCAGATGAACTAAACCCATACGTTATCGGGTTTAGCAAAGACGAATATGATGTAGAAATTGTAGGCTATGAAGAAGATTCTAAGGAATGGCGGGACAAAAACGGAAAGCCGCATAATATAACTCACTGGATGCCGTTGCCGACCGTTCCTGACCTTGATGAAGATTGGGAGGAAGAAGAATGAAATCAACCAGCAAAAAATCCTCTGGTCTGCTTGGTGGCTTTGATTTCCAGCCTATTTTTTCGGAACAGCCATTAAGCCGAAGTGAGCCAAAGGAAGAAGAAGTAAGCCAAGCAAAGCCGAGCGAAGCCGAACAAGCACCAATTAAGCCAAGTGAAGCCACAAACAGCCGTACACAGCCTAATGAAGCACGGTTAAGCAGTATTAAGCCGAAGCAAGCCAAAGACAGCGAAACACAGCCAAACAATGCCGTAGTAAGCGAAAGTAAGCCAAAGAAGCTGAAACAGGCGAAAGAAGTTCAACGTCTTATCGAACAAGGTGATGTTCCCGGCGCACTAGCAGAAGCTGGCTTGACAAAGAAAAAAATCCCGATGCCGGAATCGCATCAGGGCGTTGCAAGCGGTGATGGCAAGCGTTCCAAGCGCATTACCATCCTTATGAGCGAGGAAGAACGCAAGTACATCAACCGTGAAGCAAGGCGGCACGGAATGACGATTGGACAGTTCGTGTACGCTCTGGCGGTTGCGGCGGCAGAGGGCAAGGTTGAGTTGGAGGATTTCTTGGAGGATTGACGTATGATTGTTTATAGACCTCATCGTGGTTCTTTGGAAGATGCCATGAAAGAAGCAAGAACTTTTCTGAACGAATGGCAAATGAAACAGTATGTTGCAAATAGCTGGAATCTTGCAATCGGAAGAAAAGTACTAGACCCAGAAGATATTATTATCGACAGCGAATCAACGGACGATGACCGTGTCGGTTGGAAAAATGTCCACATGGTTTGTGCGGCTCGAATCGGAAATGAAGATTACATGAAGAAGTACGGCAATCCGCAGTGCATTGGGTATTGTGCTTACGATGTATCAAACGTGCCAATATCAAGCCCGTGGATTTGTGCAAAGAATAGTGTTCCGGGAGATACAGACCCGCGTGTTATCGGATTTGATGAATCTACCTTCGATATTGTTATAGCAAATTACGATGAGCAGTTCAAAGAGTGGCGGGATGACGAGGGCAGAATCCATAACATAACATACTGGATGCCGTTGCCTGAACCGCCTGTGAAATATTGAAACGGTGGACGACATGGAACAAAAAGTGTTAGGGCACTACGAATTACACTGGTATCTCAATGGGACAAGCGGTAACACATACGAAGGTAAGATGGTCTTTCGAGATAAAGATTGGCGTATAAGATATATGCCGAGCCAATGCGTAAAAACAAACTATTTCTACTTAAAGAAAATAAAAAATGATTTCAATAGCAAAGGAAAAAAAGAGGGAAGTTATAAAAACATTGCGTGGATAAAATTTTCTGAATTGAACTGGTTTGAACGAAGAAAACGTCCAAATTGGTTCAAAGTCCAGTTTCTTTCAAATGGTCTTGATAGTTCAAAAACACAATGGTATACAGTCCACGACTTATCTGACATTGAAGAAAGAAAATATTGGGTTGAAGAAACTCGCCAATACACAATGAAAGAACTTTCAGAGAGAATGCCAGCAGAAGATTTTATCGAGTATATGAAAGACAGAGGAATAACGATAATTCGATAATCGCAAACACCCCTGCGTAGCCATTAGTGGTTACACAGGGGTGTCGTTTTACTTATCAGCAATGCAATCCCAGTAGAGATATGCCTTGCCATCTGCGGCATCTGCGTCCTCAAGGAACGCCTTTGCCATGTCAGCGTAGAAGCCCGGAGTGTCAACGGACTGACGCTTTGCGACCTGACAATAATCCGAGTACATCATGTTCATGACAGCCCAGAAATCGTTCGGGTCACAGGTAATATTGCGCTGTTTGGCAACGTCCTGCGTCTGCTCCAGCGTCCAGTGACAGCCCTTCGTACCGTCAGCATTTACCATGCTGTCGCACCATTCCTCCGCTTCATCGTGGGTGAGGTGCTGGCGTGGCATTTTGATGGAGCGGCTGTCTGCACCGCCACGCTCGTACTGTCCAGACCGCTTGCCCCATTCTCCGTCCTGCGAGAAGCCGATTTGTGGCATCTTGCGTCCATACTCTACGTCAGGGTAGCGGGGGATAGGGTAAGGGTCGATGTAGCGGTTCTCCTCCTGCGGATAGTAAGGGTAGCGGTCGTTGCCACCTTCCAGCTTACGCAGACGGCGTTCCATCTCACGCTCCCTGCGGTCACGCTCTTCCTCAAGGCGGTCACGTTCCGGCTCACGATTTTTGTCGTGGTCGCGGAACATCATCATGCGGCGAAAATTAGTCTTGCCCATAATCTATACCTCCTCAAGAAATGGACGCGGGCGCACCGGCGTGGGAACGGCAGAAGCAGCCAAGATATTTGAACGTGCCGGTGCCGGTCGCAGACGTTGCCACACGGGTAGCATAGCGAGTACGAGTGTGGATGCTCTCAGCGGTTGCCTGAGCGCAGTTGCAGTCGGTCAGAGGGTATGCGGTAGTGCCTGCACCGATGGTAATGACCACAGGAGCGTTGATGGTGGTCGTGTCCGGGATGCTCTGGGCGACCACGATGCAATACTTCTCTCCATTCTGGTATGCGCCAGCAGGGATATTGATGGTCAGCGTGTCATTGGCGAACGTGACCGCATTCGAGATGACGAGGTGCGGGCACAGACGGCAGCTTGTTTTGCAAGCCATAATGTTTTCCTCCTAAAAAATCAGGGGCAGAGGTGTCTTACCCCTGCCCCGATGGTTCACCCGGTGTTATCGGGGAGTGTTTGGATTAGCAGCAGCCGCAGCAGTTCACGCCCACGTTGGGGTTTGCCACCTGATAAGCGGGAATCGGACGAGGATTGACCCGGTTCAGGATGGTATCGGTCTGCTGAGACATCACGGTGGTCAGAAGCGCATTCTGACGATCCTGAGAAGCGGCGAACTTCAAGTTCTGGTTCTCAGCGGTCAGAGTGGCAATCTTATCCTGCGTGAAGTAGTCCATCATGCTGCGGAAGTTGGCGTTGCAGTTGTCAACGATGGCGCGAGCGTTGTCTGCGATAGCCTGACGGGTAGCGCAGTCCTCCGTTGCGATGGTGTACTTCAGGTCGCCAATCAGCTGCTTGTTCTCGCAGCAGCAAGATGCCAGCTGCGTGGCAAGTGCGGTCTGGCCAGCCTGCCGAGCGTTGCTCTCCTGCATGATGGCAAGGTTGATGGCGTTGTCACCGTTGGACACGCTGCGTTCCAAGCCGTTCACCAGCTGTGCGTTCTGATAGCCAAGCTGACAGATGGCGCTGTTCACGCCTGCAAAGCCGTTCGCGATGTTGGTGTTGACGCCGTTCATCTGTGCCAGCTGGTCATAGCCCAGAGAGCAGATACCGCTCTGGATGCCCGCCAGAGAGCGGGAGGTATCCTGCTGGTAGAAGCCCTCAGACAGAGCCGCGCGAGTGTCGTTACCGCCCTGCCCAGTTGCGCCAGTGCCGACCAGATAGGGGATGTAGGCGTTCATGCCATTGTCGCCGCCGTTGCGGCCATAGCCGTTTGCGCCCCAGCCGAAGATGATGGCGAGGATAATAACCGCCCACAGACCTTCGTTGCCGAAGAATCCGCCGTTGTTATTGCCGCCGTCCTGCCCAGCCAGATAGCCAGTTGCAAAATCGTCCATAACAAAACTCCTTTCAGTTTTGCGTTATGCTATCCCACCGCCGTGTGCGATGGGCGAAGCCAAACAAAAGCGGTTTTTGTCAAGTCCGCAAAACTGAGAAGCGTTTCGCTTAGAGGGTGCGTTATCGGGGTAGCGTCAGGTTCAAAGAACCCGCCAATTGGTTAAGGTCGATGTGATATTCTTTTGAAAGGTTTTCCGCTATTGTGCGAAGCTGCTTTTCGTTTTTCCCTTGTATTAGGGTCAAACCGCGCATAAATGGTGCGCTCTGCCCACCCAGCTGCTGGATAAGCCCCATCGGATTTTGTCCGGCACGAGCAAGATTTGCAAGCTGCATAATAGGGCTGTGAGTAATCATGTCAAATGGAGAGGGCATCGCTTATTCTCCTTTCTTTGCGGTGGCAGAGGGCTTAGAGAAGCTCTTCTGCCACTTTTCCAGTTCATCCAGCCGATGCACGAGGGCATTGTACTGTTCAATAGGCACATATTGCTGTGTCGGTGCAGCAGTCTGCTGTACCTGTTGTGCTTGCATCTGCCGCCATGCTTCCGGGCAGTAAAACTCTAACACGTCAGATTCACAAGTGTTTGGATTCAGACGTTTGCAGTAGATGACCCCACTACGCAAATCCGGGCAATACGTCCATCTTCCGTACATATCAGATGGAATTGCCAAAAATTCTTCCCTGCTGGAAACAGGTCTGCCAAGCAGCCAACCGCCGTCTTGTGCCGACTGCTGAACAGGCTGCTGCCCATTCATCGGCTGCGGACGCTGCGGCTGTGCCTGTTGCATCTGCGTGTTCGGTAGGGGAGTGGCAAGCCCAACTGTGTCCATGCCACCGTAAGGATTGACAGGCTGCTGCGGAACGTAGGGCGCTCCGGGTGCCGGATAATAGCTCATAATACATCCCTCCTTGTGCATCCAGTGTACCGCATCGGCAGAAAACGAAAGACAACGAAGGTACAACGAAGGACAAAAAAAGAAAAGCGCCCACACGGAAAAGGGCCGTATGAGCGCTTAAGCATTTGCACGCAACGCGTATAAAATTTTCAAAAAAGTCTTGACAATTGCACGCAACGCGTGTACACTAAAGACAGTGAAAGACACAAGCACACAACAACATGGAGGTAAAAAAATATGAAGATCCTTAACGCTGAAGAGTTCGCCGCAAAGGTCATGGAGAACGGCACCGAGGTGGAGCCTGACGAATACAAGACCATGGATTGCGAGGACGGCGAAATCGTCTGGACGATCTACGCTCACATTGATGCAGACGGAGCCCTTGTGCATAGCAAGGATGACGCCGAGTGGACAATCACCGCAGATATGGAGCTGACTAAAGAGCAGTCCGAAGCTCTTATGCAGGGCGATCTGGATGACATGGAGAAGGACGTCATCATCCGCCGCCTCTACCCACAGTATGTTGAGACACTCAAGGAGTACGAGGACTGGATCAACCTGTAAATAAAAAAATCCCCTGCCGGATGCTCGCAACATCTGACAGGGGATTTTGTGAAAGACGCACCATGGAGGTGCGCAAATATATTACCATCTGAAAGAAAGGAAGTCAACCATGTACAGCAATGCAGAACTTTTTGGCATGGCTGCCAAGCAGCCGAAAGAAGTTTTTCTCGGTAACGTCACCCTCAGCATCTCGGACGATTTTGAAGGGCACCTTGATCTGGACGCCGAGACCGTCCGCTTGTCCCATCTCTGGGATGTTTCCCGCATGAACGTGCGAGAGATGGTGGCCTGTACTGGCCTGTCGCAGACCGGTTTTGCAAAGCAGGTGGGCATCCCGCTTCGCACTGTGCAGGACTGGTGCAGCGAGAAGCGTGCGTGCCCTGTGTATCTCCGCTTTTTGTTGGCAGAGCACTATGGGCTGATTTGATGGGGATTCCGGTATGGTAGCAAAAGATTTGACGGGTCAAACTTTTGGGAGCTGGATTGTGATAGGTACATCCGAAAAGAGCGGCTATGTAAAATGCCGCTGCGAATGCGGCACCGTGAGAGATGTATATAGGCAGTCCCTTAAAAACGGAAAAAGCACAAGCTGTCAGGCTTGTGCAAATCGCCGCATGGCAGGGCAGCGCAGTCAGGAATTTTTGAAAAAAAGAAAGGAGCAGTACATCGGCCAGGTCATCAATGGATGGAAAATTATTGACGTTTATAAAAATCCGTCTGTCAAAGGGAATGACCTCTTTTGTACCGCATTGTGCCCTGTTTGTGGCAGAAAGTCTGATATGCGTCTGTTTCAAGTGAAAAAAATTTCAAAATGTAAGAAGTGTACCAATAACGTCAAGCTCGCCTCTGATACGATTCATCGTGAAGCGGATGTGGATGGATCAAGCCTTGTATCTGTAAAGTCGCGTCTTAGCGGGAAGGTTAATCAAAACTCGACCACAGGGCACAGTGGCGTTTTCAAAGACAAAAATCGTTACCGCGCTGTAATTTGCTTTAAAGGACACAAGACATATCTTGGAACCCATGATACAATCGAGGAAGCCGTTGCGGCCCGCAAAGCAGCTGAAGAGCTGATATACGCCCCATTTCTAAAAGAACATGAGGGATGGGAAGAAGAGCTTGCAAGACGTCTCGAAGAAATCAAAAAAGAGAAAAAATAGAAAGACCCCCGATGCTCCAAACGGAACACCGGGGGTTTTATGCGTCTCTCACATGGTACGCACTGCAAGTAGGCGGGCGGGAGACTGGCCGGCACCTATCTGGCAACCGCTTTTTTCATTCCCAGATAAAGCACTGGGCTAGCTGGCAAATATCCACCCTAATGCGCTTCTCCGAGAGGCCGGGAGGATTTGTTGAGATTATTATACCACAATTCGTGCAAAAAGAAAAGCCAGCGGGTAAACGTTCTTCCGCTGGCTCTCTGTACACATTTCTCCGAAGTGTGTGTACGCTACTTCGGACGGTACAAATATTATATCACGCATTCAGCATTTTTTCAATGCCTTTCAGCCGGTAGCTTATCGCCGTCCGGCTGTAATGTGTCTGTGCTGCAATGTCCGGCAGCGGGAGCCGCTCAACGTACCGCAGTAAGGCTATCTTACGGTCTACCCTCCCAAGCGGTG